ATGACCCTGAATAGGATTTCATCCCATGGCAAGGCCGAGAAATCCCCTCGGCAAGGTTAAGATCGAGGGACGTGACAAGATCAATGCCGGTCGGTTCAAGACCCGCAAAGAACCAAAGGTAAACGGCCCGCTCGGGCCACCACCTAAGTGGTTGGCTGACAGCGATACCAACAAGGCAAAGTCGGCTTGGATACTTTTCCAGAAGGAAGTTCCCTGGCTGACGGAATCACATCGGATATTGGTCGGCATGGCCGCCAGCATTCAAGGTCGCGTCATGGCGGGGCAAGATGTCGGGGTTCAAGCGTTAAACCTGCTGAGACAAATCCTCGGCCAGATGGGCGCGACACCGGCCGACGCCTCAAAGATCGCGGTGCCAGATGGTGACGAAGAGAAAGACGACCTCCTCGATTGAGGGGCCGGCGCTTAAGCGTGTCTCTGATTATGCGAGAACCGTGCTTGACGGTGAAATCATTGCTGGCCCTCACGTTCGAAATGCATGTCGCAGGCACCTTGCTGATCTGGCTAATGGCCATGAGCGCGGCCTGTGGTGGGACGACGCTGCGGCCACACGGGTTTTCCGCTTCTTTGAGGAGCGGCTACGCCTTAGCGATGGCCAGTTCGACGGCACGCCGTTTCTTTTGCATCCATCGCAGGCGTTTAAACTTGGCTCGATCTTCGGATGGAAGAAAGCCGACGGCACGCGCCGCTTTCGCACGGTCTACATCGAGGAAGGAAAAGGCAACGGAAAGTCGCCATTTGCCGGCGGCGTCGGTCTCTACGGATTGATGGCTGACAGCGAGCCGGGCGCGCAGATTTATGCCGCGGCAGCCAAGAAAGATCAGGCGCAAATCTTGTTTCAGGACGCGTGCAAGATGGTTCGGCAAGCGCCAGCGTTGGAGCAGCGGCTGAAATTCAGCGGCGGCCTCGGCAAAGAGTTCAACATCGCTCACCACAAGTCGCAATCGTTTTTTAGGCCGATCTCGAAAGAGGCTGGTAAGACCGGATCTGGACCACGACCGCACTTCGCGCTTTGCGATGAGGTGCACGAGCACCCAGACCGCGGCATCATGGAGATGCTTCAGCGCGGTTTCAAGTTCCGTCAGAATCCGCTGTTGCTGATGATTACGAACTCCGGTTCGGATCGTAATAGCGTGTGCTGGGAGGAGCGGGAGCGCGCGGTTAAGGTAGTGGCTGGTACTCAGGCGCCAGACGAGGAGTTCACCTTCGTTGGCGAAACCTGGGAAGGCAGCGACAGCGTCTTCGCGTATATCTGCGGATTGGACAAAGACGACGACCCGATGACGGACCCGTCCTGCTGGGTGAAGGCAAATCCGCTTCTCGGCACGATCCTGACGACCGACTATTTGGCGGGTGTCGTAGCCGAAGCAAAGGCAGTCCCTGGCAAGCTGAACAATGTTCTTCGCCTGCACTTCTGTGTTTGGACTGATGCCGACAAGGCGTGGATGTCCCGCGCAACGGTCGAGACGGTCATGGCGTCGTTTGATCCGGAGGAACATGCAGGCAAGGATATTTATCTCGGCGTAGACCTTTCCGGCACCAAGGACATGACTGTTGTAGCATGCGTCGTTCCGACTGGGATGGTGGATGTAGTTCGCGCAGATAGCAGCACAGCAACGCTGCCGACCTTCGATGCCTGGATTGAGGCGTGGACGCCTGGCGACACGTTGCTGGCGCGGACGGCGGCAGACAAACAACCCTATGATCTTTGGGTTCGTGACGGCTTTCTGAATGCTCCGCCAGGCTCGCGCATCCGTTTTGATATCGTGGCCGCTCGAGTGGCCGAGATCAACAGCACTTACAACATCAAGGCTATTGCCTACGACAACTACGCGTTCGCTAAGTTCAAAGATGAGCTCGATGTGTTCGGGATCGAGGCCGAGACTTTGCCGCATCCACAAGGCGGGAAGGTGAGGGCTCGGCCGTCTGAGGCGCGCGTTGAAGCGGCCAGAGCGGCCGGGGAGAAAGCGCCACTTGGGCTTTGGATGCCCGGCTCTGTCACAGAGATGGAAAACCTCATTATTGATGGACGCATCCGACTTCGCAGCAATCCGGTTCTGATGTCAGCCCTTATGGGCGCTACATTCAATCATCCTCCTGACCCGCATGGGAATAGGTGGTTCGTTAAGACACGCGCTTCGGTACGCATTGACGCAGCCGTCGCAAGCGCGATGGCGGTCGGCGCGGCGGCGGATGGCTTCGTTGAAATCACGCCTATCGCGTCCCCATGGGATGACCCGAACTTCCAACTAATGGCGGCGTAATGGCTATCAAAGACTGGTTTTCCCGCCAAAGTGGGGCAAGAGCGCCGGAAATGCGCGCGAGTATTGAAAATCCGACGGTGCCGGTGAGCGCTGAAAATTTCATGGCATTCTTCGGCGTGCAGAGTGCACGCCTGCCTCATGTCACGATCGATAATGCCTTGAATGTGCCAGCAGTCTTGGCTGCGGTAGCGTTCATGTCCCGCACGCTGGCAGCGTTGCCGCGGCACGCTTACCGCACCCGTAAGGGCAGTGGCGAACGTATCGGGGGTAGGCTCGAGACGGTCGTAAACTCTGCGCCAAATGACACGGTCGGTGCGTTCAAGTTTTGGCAGTGGTTTTGGCAGCAGGTTTTTACCGGCGGTCGCGGATTGGCGTACATTGAACGCACACAGCAGGGTATCGACTCCCTATGGCCGATGGATCCGACCAAGACCAATATCAAGCGTGTCGGGTTCAAGGTCACGTACGAGTACGACGGCAAGACCTACGACGCCGCCGATGTAATCGACGTTCCGTTCATGCTGAAGCCTTGCGGGCTTCGGCACTATGGACCGATCAATAAGGCGTCGAAGGCGATCCAACTTGCCCTCGCGATGAACGACTACGGTTCGAATTTCTTTGCCGGCGGCGGTGTTCCTCCGCTGGCCTTGGAAGGTCCGTTGCCGGCCGGCCCCGAAGCGATTAAGCGCGCGCAGGCTGATATTAAGCGGTCCGTGGATGCGGCTAAGAACGCAGACGAGCCAATCTTCCCGATTCCGGGTGGCTATAAACTGTCGCCCGTAGGGATCGATCCTGCCAAAGGCCAGATGATCGAGGCACGACGATTCCAGGTCGAGGAAATAGCTCGGGCCTGGCAGCTTCCGCCTGTATTTCTGCAGGATCTTACGCGCGCCACTTTCAGCAACGCTGAGCAGCAGGATTTGCATCTGGTGAAGCATCTCATCGGCCAATGGGCAAAGGCTCTTGAGGATGAGATGAATTTGAAATTCTTCGGGCGGTTCGGCGGCCGCTACATCGAGCACGCGCTTGATGGCATTCTCAGAGGCGACTTCAAGACGCGAATGGAAGGCTATGGAATTGCCATTCAAAATGGCATTCGCAAGCCGGATGAAATCCGCGCAATGGAGAATCTTCCGGCAGAAGGCGGCGCGGCCGACAAACTCTACATTCAGGGCGCTACCGTACCGCTCGGCACATCACCCGCGATCCAGCCCGCAAACGACAACAATTCCGATAGCGAGGCTGACGCCGCATGACCACGAACATTGAAAAGCGCACATCCGGCCTTGGCGTCGAGGTGCGTGCTGACAGTGAGAAGCGAACGCTTGTTGGCTATGCGGCGAAATTCGACCGCTTGGCCAGCATCGGCGGTTACTTCGACGAAAAGATCGCATCAGGTGCCTTCACTGACGCCATTAAGGGCGATATTCGCGCATTGGTCGACCATGATCCAGGCCGCGTTATCGGACGCACCAAGAGCGGCACGCTTCGGCTTGCCGAGGATGGTGTCGGTCTTCGTGTTGAAATCGACGTGCCGGATACGACAGATGGAAACGATCTCTGGGTTCTTGTTGAGCGCGGTGACATCAGCGGCATGAGCTTCGGCTTCCGCGTCACCAAGGAAACTTGGGACGAAACCGGCGATACGCCGATCCGAACTATCGAGAAGCTCGAGCTTCACGAGGTTTCCGCGGTCGCGTGGCCTGCATACGAAGACACGACTATCGGCTTGCGTTCGCTTGAGGCGGCAAGAGCCGAGGGTGGATCCGCAAGCCGCAATGCGACCGCGGCGGCAAGGCGCGTAGCCGAGAAGCGCGCTTCAAGCGAGCAAAAGTTTCGGGGCATCCGGCAGGGCGTCACGTAGTCACCCGGCATCAGTCGGAGGGCAGGGTGTCCTGCCATTCACCACAACATGATCACAGCTCGCTTCGGCGGGCTTTTTTTATTGGAGAGAAGAATGTCTCTGAATGAACTTCAGGAAAAGCGCGGCCGCCTTGTTACGCAGGCTCGCGAAGCCTTGGACGAAATCACCAAGAATACCGGCGACGCTCGCTCTGCGGAGCTCGACAAGCGCCACGATGACATCATGGCCGACTTCGATCGGGTCGAGAAGCAGATTGAGCGCGAAGAGCGCACCGCTGCACTCGAAAAGCGGTTTGAGGATCGAGCCGCCGAAGAACGCGCCAAGAAGCGCCCGGTCGGCGGCGACGAAAGCCAGCGCGGCCAGGACATTGGCGATCAACTGTCCTATCGCCACGTCTTCCACAAGTACCTAGCAAGCGGCGCCGATATGGGTGAGCTTAGCGCCGAAGAACGCGCTGTTCTGAAGGCGGGCGTCCACTCGACCAAGGAGTTTCGCGCGCAGACTGCGGGAACCACGACTGCCGGCGGCTTTACCGTTCCCACGGAACTGGCTGCGATTATCATCCAGACCATGAAGGACTGGGGTCCGCTCTACGACGACGATATCTGCACGGTCTTGAATACCGCATCGGGCAACCCGATCAAGCTTCCGACCGTGGACGATACGGCCGTCACCGCTGAAAAGCACACCGAAGCCGCTGCACTGACGGATGATGGCGGCAAGGATGCCACCTTCGGTCAGAAGTCACTCGATGCCTATGTTTATGACACGGAGTTCGTTCGCTTCTCGATGGAGCTAGCGCAGGATTCCATTTTCAACATGGAGAGCCTGCTTGGCGCCCTGCTCGGTGAGCGCCTGGCGCGCATCGCCAACCGCGAACTGACCATTGGAGACGGCACCGGCGACCCGAACGGCGTTGTCACCGCGTCTTCGCTCGGCAAGACTTCTGCTGCCGCGGCGGCAATCACTGCCGAAGAAATTATCGACCTGCTGCATTCGGTCAATTCGGCTTACCGCCGCTCGCCGAAGACGAGGTTCATGTTCGCCGACACCACGCTCGCGGCCATCAGAAAATTGAAAGACGGTCAGGGGAATTTTCTCTGGCAAATGGGAGATGTTACGACTGCGCAGCCGGGCACGCTGCTCGGCTACCGTTACTCCATCAATGACGACATGGATTCTCTTGCCGCTGCCAAGAAGGTCATGCTGTTCGGTGACTTCAGCAAGTATTTCGTCCGCAAGGTCGGTTCGCCGGTCATCGGCGTTCTGCGCGAACGTTTCTGGCCTGATCTCGGCATTGCCGGCCTGATCCGCTTCGACGGCGAACTCGGCGATACCGCTGCCGTCAAGCACCTGATCACTGCTGCTTCCTAATTATTGGGCGGCGGGCTTCGGCCCGCCTCCTCCGTGGGAGGGAACATTGAACGTTAGAATGTTAGTCGGTCTATCCGGCAATGAATACTCGCTTTCGCCAGGCGATGAGCGTGAATTCCCGCAGAGCGAGGCAGTTCGGCTGATCGAGGCTGGTTATGCAGTGCCGGCAGTCGAAGACAAGGTCGAACGCGCAGTTGCTCAGCCGGTTGCTGAACGCCGATCCAAAAAGGGCAAGAGCAATGTGGTATCCGGCAAAAATAACAACGGCGGCGACATCTGAGCCTCTGTCTGTCGACGAGGTGAAGCGCCGCCTGCGCATTTGGTTTGATGATGAAGACGGCGACATCGAATTGATGATTTCTGCCGCTCGAGACCACGCTGAGAAGTACTGCAACACCCGGTTCGCAACGCAGACTGTTGAGATCAAATGCGATGCATTTGCGGACATGGACAGACTGCCGGAGGCCCCGGTGCAATCAATTGCGTCTGTTGCCTACATCGGCTCCGACGGCGCCGAGGCAACACTGGATGCAGAAATATATGAACTCCGCAATGACGGACTCGAGACTTCGATTGCGAGAGCATACGGCAAGCAATGGCCGGCCGTGCGACACGGTTCACGCATCACGATGACGGCCGTTGTCGGTTATGACGCCGCTCCGGCAGCAGTCAAACACGCGATACTTTTGTTCATCGCCGACGCCTATGAGCAACGCGAGAACGCCGCGATCGATGATTGGACGGTGCTTGATACACTGCTCTGCAATTTCAGGCGAGGCGTCTAATGTGGGTCCGCTTCAAGGAGCGGTTCTCCTGGCATGTGACGCCGGCCGTCACCATCGTTTTTAAACCAGACGGCGGCCCGCTTAAGGATGGCCGCTATCAGGTGACGCGCGCATGCGCGGAAGCCGCTGGTGATGCCGTAGAGCGCCGCAGTAGGCAGGAGAATAGCTATGGCAACGAAACCGGCGTCGGGACTATTGCGGAACAAGCTGAATTTCCAGCGCCGTGAGACGATTGATGACGGTGCCGGCAATGAGCAGTCTGGTGACTTCCTCACCATGTTCAGTGCCGCCGCTGAACTCATTCCGCTGAAAGGCGGCGAGCCTGTGCTTGCCGCTCGGCTTACCGGAACGCAACCGTACATCATCCGCATTAGGTCGTGTACGACGGCTCGCGAGGTCGATACGTCCTGGCGCATCGTCGACGCTCGCAATCCGGCGCGCATCTTCAACATTACGGCCGCCGTCGATCCAAACAACAAGAATGCTTGGATCGAGATCATGGCAACGCAGGGAGTGGCGACATGAGCTCGACAACAGTGACGTTCGGCGTGCGCTGGTGGGTCAAGGCCGCGGTCTTTCTAGGCTGGCTCGTCTATTATTCCATTCCATTCGCTATGTGGCGGAACCGCTTTGCTGATTGGCTGGCGCACCACGTTTCGAAGCGCGGAGTTTGGGTGCGGTAATGGCGCTCAAAGCCAAGGTGCTTGGGCGCGAGGCCCTAAACGCCAAGCTCAGCAAGATCGCACCGAATGTTGAGAAATACGCAGTCGACGCAAAATTGATGGCGGCCGACGAACTGGCCGAAGCCATCAGAGCAAGAGCGCCAAGAGGCGCAACGCTGGAGTATGCCGAAGGCATTGAGGGCGACTTGTTGAAGAACAGGCCACTGCAAGAACGCATCGGCGTTAGCAAGACAAAAGACCCCTCTGCGGTTGGTATCTTTGCAAGCTTTTTCTGGCGCTTCCTAGAATTCGGCACGGCGCCGCATAGTACGAAAAAAGGCGGCGGAACGGTTGCTGGCAAGAAAGCTGCTGCCGCAGGTAGCGGACATATGCATCCAGGCACACCAGCGCAGCCGCACGTCTTCCCGACCTATCGAGCGATGAAGCCGGCCATCAAGAAAAAGATCCGCGCCGCAGTCAACAGGGCCGTTCGCGAGGCTATGAGGAAATGACGCATGGCCTCAGCTGAATACGAGCTTCAAGTCGCGATTGTTTCGCGACTGAAAGTAGACGCGACGCTTGCCGCCCTAGTCAGTGCTCGCGTTTACGACCAGCCACCAACTCCGGTGACCCATCCGTACTTCACGATCGGCGAAGCTCAGACGATCCGCGATGATGCAACCTGCGTAAGCGGCGGCAAGGTCTATTTGACCATGCATGCGTGGTCGCAAGCGGTCGGCTTTCCTGAAGTCAAGCGCATCGCAGAGGCGGTAGTCGAGAGCCTTCATCTAGCGCCGATCACACTGCCCACCAACAGACTTGTTTCCATCATGCATCGCCAGACGCGAGTTTTTCGCGACGCTGACGGGCTGACGAGCCACGCAGTTATCGACTTCGTGGCATCCACGCATAAGCCGCTGGCTTAGGCGTCGACCATCAAACCACCACCACATCTTTAGGAGACGACCATGGCCGACGGCGGCGAACAGCTCGGTAGACTTTTGCTTATCAAAATCGGATCGGGCGCCGATCCGGAAGTATTTTCGAACTTATGCGGCCTCAAGGATCGAAGCTTCGACCTATCCGCAAATTCGGTGGACACCACGAAGCCGAGTTGCACAAACCCCGGCGACAAGGTTCAGAAGACTGGCCGTCCCGGCATTACCAGCCGGACGTTTCAGGGGTCTGGGACTTTCGTCTCTAGTGCCGCAATGAAGGCCTTCATGACGCATGTCATCAACGCGACCGTCTTCAACGCACAGGTCATTGTCCCTGGCCTCGGTACTTTTGAGGGTTCGTATTTTGTGACCAGCTTCACTGCGAGCGGCGACATGGAAAACGATCTCCAGTTCAGCGCCACCTTCGAAGCAGCCGACATTCTCGAATTCACGGCGGAGGCATAATCCATGGCTAAAGAGGAGAAGAAGCCCGTGGTTGGCGCAAAACAGCCTGTCTACAAGTTCCCGGTAAATGAGGCGCGCGGCGAAGCGCGCCTCATGATCGATGATGTCGAGCTAGTTCTTGCCGCCACCATGCACGGTCTGGCCGCCGTTTCGAGCCGACTGCAGTGCAAGTCGCTTGACGACCTGTTCAAGCGGCTTGCTGGCGTCGAGCCAGGCGCGATGCTGGCCGGTGTCGAGATCCTCACCACGAAGGGCGACGTTGCCAAAGCACTCGACAAGTTGAGGATGAAACATGCTTCGGCATGTGCAGACACCTTCAACGTCATCCTGGCTCACCACTTCGACGGTGATGAGGGAAACGCGGAAGCCGTCGACGAGGCGGCGTAAGCGATGGCGATCCGTTTCCTTGGCGAGCGTGGATGAGAATTGGCATTGGCGGCCTTGGTTGGCGGCCGGCTGATTTCTGGGACGCAACCATCACCGAGTTCTTTGAGGCCATTCGTGGCCACAACGAAGCGCAAGGCGGAGAAGACTCGCCCTCAGCGCCATCGGAAAACGAAATGGCCTCGCTGATAGCGAAGTACGGTTAGTCACACTTATTCAAGCCCGCCTCGCGCGGGCTTCTTCTTTTTCTGGGATGCTCCAAGTATGGCTGACGACAGCGACGACCTGATTATTAGCATATCCACCGACGTCGCCACGCTTCGGAGATCCAACAAGCGGCTTGAAGCCGCAATGGGCGATACGCTCACTAAAATTGAAAAGCTTACGTCCGGAACTAGCGCCAAAATGGATGCCTCGTTCGCCAAAGGCGCGAACAACATGGCGTCCTCGATGCGGAAGGTGGAATCTGCATCTCGTGGGGTAGGTCGTGCTGGCATCAATGCTTCCGAGGCATTTGCAAAGTTTTTCGCTGTAGCCGGCTCCGCCAAGGGCTTTCAGACTCTGGTTGATAGCTCAATCAGGATGACGAACTCCCTGAAGGTTGCCGGTCTACAGGGTGACGCGCTTCAGGGGACGCTGAATAAGCTTTACGCGTCAGCGCTTCGGAATCACGCGCCAATCGAAGGCCTGACGACGCTCTACGGCCGCGCGGCGCTTCAGCAGAAAGAGCTCGGCGCATCCAGCAGCCAGTTGATCACCTTCACGGACACGGTAGGCAAGGCTCTGCGCGTTTCCGGTACGAGTGCGTCAGAGGCTGAAGGCTCGCTTCTGCAGTTGTCTCAGGCGCTTGGTAGCGGCACGGTTCACGCAGAAGAATTCAATTCGATCCTTGAGGGCATGCCAGCGCTCGCGCAGGCCGCCGCTAAGGGGATCAAGCAGGCCAATGGTTCGGTAGCAGAACTCAAAAATCTGGTGATCAACCAGAAGATTTCCAGCCGCGCGCTTTTTGATGGCATAATTGCCGGCGCGTCCGATCTGGATACGAAGCTAAAAGGCACAGGCACGACTATCGGTCAGGCCTTCACCGATCTGCGCACGGCTCTTACAAGGGCCGTTGGGGAATTCAACACAGCCAGTGGCGCCGGTAAGGCTGCCGTGGATATTATTGTCTCTGCTGCCAACAGGCTGAACGAACTCAACTTCGTTAAACTTGCTGGTGAACTTCAGGGCATCATCGCCAAGCTAGACGAGATGGGGAAGTCGTACGACAACCTTCTCGGCAAAGCTAATCAGTCTGGTGCTGGCCTTCATGACTGGTTGATGGATTTCTCCAAGTCGATAAACGGCGGAAAGCCGCTGATCAATCTCGGCGGGGCGTTTTCCAATCAGCCGATCGACATCGATGCCCTTAGCAAGGAATACGAAGAGCGTCAGAAGCACGCCGACGCAGATAAGCTAAAGGCGCTACAGGATCAGCTTGACGCAGCGAATAAGTTGCAGAAGGCGATGGGTCTGCCTGTCAACAATCAGGCCAACATCGAACTGCTTCGGCAGATGGATGAGCTTCGCGATAAAACGAATGCCGCGAAGGATGCCCTCGTTTCGCTCAGCGTTGCAGCCGAGAAGCAAGGCCCTCCGAACCTTATGCGGTTTCAAAAGAAGCCTGGTTTCAAGGATGAGCTTCCGCCTTCGTCGCAAGTTGATATCACCGACCCGCGATATGCTGCGAATTCCAAGGACAACGCCGAAAAGCTTAAGAAAACCTATGACGACCTTGTGCAGTCCGCAAAGGATCGCAACGAGCAGATTCGTCAGGAAATCCAGCTTGTCGGCAAGTCTG